AATCCAGGTCTTTGAAGGGTTGCAGTCAAATGAGATTACCGCCGAGCTGTTGGATGCGAACACGGCATAGGTCGTGTAGCCGACCGCCGGCTGCGCATCGAGTTCGCCGGCGAACCTGATTGAGACGCCGGAGGCGTTCACGAAGGTCACGCTGGCTTGGCCTTTGATATTCGGATCGATCTGGACATATTGCCCGGTGGTGATGTTTCCGACGGAAACAGTGAGAGTCTTTGCAGGCATGGTTACCTCGTCGCCTCCGGCGTGATGTAGTAGGAGCCCTCGAACGCGCGGACCTTTATGCCCGTCGAGGTCTGGGTGTACTCGATGTCGTAGACGCCATTAGACGGCGCCTCAAGCGCGGCGGTCGTGGCGGGCACGACGCTCGCGGTGCAATGCGTGTGGCTGCCGCTCTTCGTGATGACAAGCGTGCCGCCCGCGCTGGTCAGCGTCAGGACCGCTGAAGTCGCGGCGTGGCTGGTCCTGAACTTCGCCTCGAAGGTATAGCCCGTCGTGAGATCCTTGTTAAGCACCTGCCAGACCTCGCCGAAGGTCGCGCCCTGCTCTATCACCACATCAAGCTGTTCCGCGCTCATATGCAGACTCCATCAAGTGCTTGCGTGTTGATGATCAGGTAGATCGGGCTGCTGTCGGACCGCCAGTATGGCACGCACATCACATAGGTGCCCACGGGAATCTGCACCGCGCTGAATCCCGCGGGCACATTTGCCTTGGCGACGCCGTAACTATAATAACCAGTGGCAGTCGCGGTCCCGTTCGAAAGTTCCGAAACGCTTATGGCGTAATAGGAGCCCGTGTTCACAGATGTGGTCGGCACATAGGAACTGGTCGTTCCGATGGTCGCCTCGACCACGGTGTATAGCCACCGCTTGTCCTGCCCGGCGATGGCCGACGCGTCGGTGATCTTCATCAGCGTCGGGTAGTACGGCGATGGCGTCGGGTAGTCGCGCCCGGCTCGGTTCAGGTCGAGTACCGACGCACGCAGCTGGCGGTCCACTGGCCTCATGTCCACCATCCTTCGATGGTGCGGGTACGCCAGCGCGCGTCAGCAGCCGAAAGGGGAAGCGTTCCGAATATGGCGTTGAAGTCGGTCGCCGTTCGCGCAGGTCGCTTCCACTTGACGACCGATGGGACGCCACTTGCCAGCTTGGGGTATCCCTTCTCGTCCGAGTCGCAGACCTGTTCGAGATGAAAGAACGGATCGAAGAGGAATTCGAATATCGCCTCGTAGAACTCAAAGCCTGCGGTTCCCTTCTGGACCGTGACGCCCTCGCACACGAGCGTGCCAGCCGCGCATCCGGCGAATGTCGCGCTGTTGATCTTGTTCATGTAGGTAGACAGGCCGGTGGCGGCGTAGAGCATGTCATTGACCGATGCGTCGAGCGTGAGACGAACGCGAATCTGCACCTGTGCGACCTGGATTGACACCGGCTGCGTGCCATTGCTCACCGCCGTACCGCCGACATCGGCGGTCGCATTGGTATCGGATGGATTGACCGCCCATCCGGTGCGGTAGATGTTGGTCGCGCGCGTGCGGGCGGTGTACTCGGTCGATGACGGGAGCACATAGGAAAGCGAAGCCGAGCCGATGTCATCGGTGTAGAGCGTGGACCAGACCACCGTAAAGGCGATGGCCTTTCCGCCGGCGACCGTGCGATAGCTGATGTCGCGGCATCGGCAGTACTGTTCCCATGTCATTCCCGTGGGCGGCGTCGTGCTGTACTGGGCATTCAGCGTCGGAATGTGCGCCTCGGCCTGGATTGCAGCTATCTCTGTGTCGATGGTGATGAACGCATTGTCAACGCGGCGTACCGTGATCGTCTGCGTGATGGTGCGCGGCTGTCCAAGCTCTCCGAGCCTGACATCGACGGCGTTCATGGTCTTGGCGTAGACGGGTGAGGGCATGGTTAGATCGTGTTCTTGTTGATCTGTTCGAGGATGACGCTGTTGCGGACGAGGAACTCGGCGATGGCCGACAACGGCGCCTCAATGCCAGACCAAGGCTCGGCTTGGTCGATTCTCCGCTGCTCCGCCATCTGGCGCTGGATGTCTCGCGCGCGAACCTCTCCAGCCGTGGAAAGCTGGGCCTCTAGGCTTGCTTGCTGAAATCCCTTTCCGCCGAGCAAGGCGCCCGTGTAGGCCGCAAGCTGGGTGCTGAACTCATCAAGCGAATTCGCCATGTACTCGACGGAGCCGACCTCCGCGCCGCCTGCGGCGAAGGCGCCGGTGAAGGCCTGCGCCATCGACGGCGCGCCCGCGCGCTTGGTCATCGTCTCGACCTCCGCAAGCCTTCTGAGGATCGCGGAATTGGCGGCGAATGTCTGGGCACCCGTCTCATTGAACTGCTTCAGCGCCTCGCCAGCGCCCTTGGATTCGCGCTCGAAGATGCTCATCATCTTGGATGCGGCGAGGAATGGAGCGAGGCCCATTCCGATTCCGATTGCAGCGGCGCCGAATCCACCGCCGAGCGATCCGAGTCCACCGAGCACGCCGCCGACAGGACCAGCGCCGAGCGCGCCAAGGCCAGGCATGATCGCCGTGCGGATCTTCCCTATCCGCGCCGCGCTGTCGGCAACGGTCTTCTCGACCTTCTTCATCGCCGCGGGCACCTGCTCGGTGTTGACCACGACGGGAATGTTCAGCGTCGGTAGTGCGCTCATGCCGTGCCTTTCCGCGCCTCAACGATGGCGCGCCCGACAGCCTTGTTCATAAGGCCGCGGATAATCTGCTTCCCCACCATAGCCGCCTTGAACAGATAGTGCCGCGCGTACTGGCTTTGGAACGCGCCCTTGTATCCGCGGACTCCGCGCCGCCAGCCGCGGCCGCCGCCGCCCGTTCCGCTCGTCTTGCTCACCTTTGAGGCGCGTTCCTTGATCGTGCGAATGTGCGGCTTGCCGTTCCTGTAGACCGTGATCTGCTTCTTGAACGCAGATCCGCTTTCGATCCGCAAATTCTTCCTGATGACCTCAAGGCGCGCCTCGTTGCCGCGCTTGCCCTTCGGGAACGCGTGCCAGCCGACCTCCATGAAGTGCGACTTCCAGCCGACGAACGGCGACAAGCGCCCTAGGCGGGCTTCCTTCGGCGTCTTCGTGGTTTCGGCGCGCACGCCGACCGCAGCCCACACCGCGCGGCGATAGGTCTTGACCTTGTAGAAGAGCTGCTTCTTGGTGCGTTCGGCATTCCTCCACGCGAATGCGCGCGCCGATTTCCTGACCTGTTGCGCCCAGGGGCGAAGCGCATCCTTGGCGATGCCGGCGCGCATCTTCTTCGGGAATCGCTCGAGCACCGCATTCAGGCGCCTGATGCTGTCGGCGTCAATTCCCGCGGACATGTAGCCCGCGCCTCGCGCGGTCGTTCTTCCCGGCAAGCTGGTCAAGCTTGCGGCGGATGCCTGTCCAGTCGGGAATCTCAAGCGCGCCATTGATCAACACCACGGAGATCGAATCAAGATCGGTGCTCATCCATTTCAAGGCGCAGTCCAGCACCGTGCGCTGCGCCTTGGTCAGTCCCGGCCTTCCTCGTAGAGAAGCTCGCATTGCCTTCCGATCAGCTGCACCATGCGGGCGTCGCACCCGCCGACCTCGTCGACGGACGCGAACACCGGGCGCCCGTCTTCGATCAGATGCCGCCACACCAGCCACAGGTACAGCCGCTCGGGCGCGCGCTTCGATTCCTCGAGCGCCTCCAGCAAGTCGAGCGCGCTGGGACGCCGAAGCGTGACGGCGTGCCCGTCGATGTCGACGGTCTTCGGCTTCAGAGTGAGTGCGTCACGGATGCTCATCCCGAATTCGTCACCGTCCACGCCGCGGCGGTCGATCCAGGCGCCTTGGTGAACTGGAGCTGGAGCGTCGCGCGACCGACAGAGTTTGCGGCTGCGCTGATCTCCATTGATGTGATGAACGCCTGGCCTTCGATGCTCTCGCCCGTCTCAAGGACGAACAACCAGAAACTTGCGTCATTCGCGGCGTTGATGTGGTCTAGCCACGCCCTATGCGTGGCGTCATCGTTGTCGTAGAAGATGTCGAGCGACGCCGTCGCATTCGAGATCCCTGCGAGGAACTGGCTGGTCGCCGTGTTGATTGGCGTGATGTCCAATGTCGGCCGCGACATGCTGAATGAGATCGACCCGATGGCGGCTACATCGGCGTAAGTTCCACCGGTAAGCGCCTTCCACTGGAGCTTTGAGAGTGATGAATTGAACGCCATGTGTTATTCCCTGTAGTAGATGTCGATGGTCGCCGTGACCTCGGCGGGTTGCTGTTCGTCGCCCTCGCCGACCGATGCCGGCGAGGTCACATGCTGCCTCCAGATGACGGCGTCGAAATCCGTGACTCCGTAGGTTCCTGCCCCGCAAGCGACCTTGAGCGCCGGCACTATGTCGAGCGCCGCCTTGGTCGTCTCGGCGACGATGTTGAGCTCGACCGTCGCAAGGCGAACCGTCGCGCCGCCGCCGATACTTTCCTGCGACAGGCTGCTGATCTCGTAGGTGAGCGCGGGAAGCGCGCCGTCCTGCAGCCTGTATCCGTGCGAGATGCGCGCCGCGGGTATAGCGCTCGTCAGGCCGCCATAGGCTACGAGCATCGTCCTGATGTCCTGCTCGATGTTCACGCCCGGCATCAGTTCACCTCCGTGCACTGGATGACGGCGACGCGGTCGGCCTCGTCAAGGTTCCTGATGCTGTTGATTCGGAGCGTCCTGCCGCGGACGGTCAGCCGGCAGACCTCGGTCAGGCCGATGCCCTGCACCGCCTGCCAGCGCGCGCGGATCTCGACATTCCGCACAACTGCGACGCCGTCCGCGTAGCTCTGTTCGCCTGCGCTGTCCTCGCGCATGTCACAGCGGAATGTTCCGAGCGCGGTCCAAGTGGTGGCGCGCATGCCGATGGCGTCGAGCGTCGCAGATGGCTGAGTCGCCGTCGCGGTCCATCGGAGCACGCCGCCCGAAATCATCGGATCCTGCTTCCCGTGCCCACGGCACTCAGGATGTACTCGACCGACAGCGGCACCGTGGTCAGCCCGATGGGCTGGAACGCCTCTGGATTGTTGTACCAAGCGCCGACCATCGCGATGATCGCGTGCGTGATCTCGTTCGGTACGGAGCTGTAGCCGGCGTTGTAGTTCACGCTGATCGCCGTGCCCTCGTAGATCGCCGGCGCCTCGAGGAAACGGATGCGCACCATCGGTCCATCGGTGCGATCCACCCAGTAGTCGCTCGACGGCATTGTGGTGAGGACATTCGACCCGTTGTAGTAGGTCACGCTGGTGAGGCTGTTGAACGGATGGTCGGGAATCAGCGTGTGCGACCAATCGGCGAGGTACAGCGTGCGCGCCTGCGGCGACAGCAGCAGCTCGGTTCGGCGCTCGACAAGGGCCGTCGCCGCCTCTCGAAGGCGGATCAGGTCGATGTCGTCGTCGGCGTAGTCGATCTTGAGCGCCGACTTGATGGTTGAGAGCGGGATGCTCATGAAAGCCCCTTGGCGGGTTCCCCCGCCAAGGGACCGGAGAAGGGAGATGGATCAGCAAGTCATGGTGCGGAAAGCCTCGGGCAGCATGATGTGGCTGTCCGTCCGCGTGTAGAAGATCAGGTTGGTCGAGTGCGTCGAGCTGTTCGAGTACGGGTCGACCATCGACGTGATGCCGGTGCGGTCGAAGATTTCGAAGTAGTTGAAGTCGCCAGCCATGAGGAACACGTCGCCGTTGGTGGTGCCGCTTCCGACCACGTACTGGCCGACCGAGTAGGGGAACCCGAATATCGTCGCGGGCAGGCCGCCGACGGCCTGGTTGACCGTGGACGTGCCCGGCGTCCAGATGTACTCAAGCTGGCCGCTGGTGGTCACGGTGTTCTTGAGCTTGCGGATGTGGCGCAGCATCGCATCCGAGATGAGGTAGCGGAATCGCGGGCTGTTCCGGTACGCAGGCGAGACGCTGTAAGCCACGTCAAGGATGTTGTCCGCGGTGGCGGTGGTCAACGCCGAGCCGCCAAGGTCGACGGCTGCGGTGATTCCAGAGCCGTTGCGGGCGACGCCCTCGGGCTGCGAGGAACCAGTGCCGACCGTGAACGCCTCTTCGGTCTTGAGCGCGATGGAAAGAGCGCACTTGTCCGCGACGTAGTCGAGGGCAGAGCCGATCCCGTTGTTGCCGATGGCGTCCTCAATGAACTCCTGCGACATCGTCACGCGCGTGGCGTACTTGTAGGGAACGATGCTGATCGCGGTGGAGAAACTCGGATCGGAGGCCGTGACGGTGTTCGCCTCGCTGATCAGGTTGGTGGTCGGCAGCGCGTTCTCGACGGTGATCGTGCGCTTGGAATCCACGTTCGACACCACCGAAATCTGCCGCATGATGTTCGCCTCGCGGAGGCGGTTGATGATGCGGCGCTCCATGTCGGTCGGGATGCCGGCGTTCGAACTCGAGAGCGACAGCGCGCGGAGCTCGGCGTGGTCTCCGTGGACCGACGCACGCAGCCACCGGAACGCGTAAGCGGCGCTGTCGGGATCGTTCGGGCTGCCAGCGACGGCGGGCTTGCTCGCGCGCGACTCAAGGGTCGGCTGAGACTCAAGCTTGGCAAGACGCGCCTGCGTGGCGGCGAGCTGCGCGCGCATCTCGACCGCGTCGAGGTCGGCGTCCATCTTCGCGAACTTCTCGCGCTCCTCGCCGCTGCCGCGGTGCTCGACGGTCTGCGGCGCGCGGCCCGTGCGGGCCTCGTACGCCGCGAGGCTCTTGCGGTACTCGTGGGTGATCTGCTGGAGATCGTTCAACTCATCGGACATTGTCAGTCATCCTTCGGAAATGAAGTGCGAGCCGCAGATAGGCGGCTTCCGTGTATGCCGCGGAAACGCTCCGCAGGCTCGAACTGGTCTGGGGGTATGCGGCGTCCTGGACGATGGACACCTCG